CAAGGCGAGGGTTGTTCGTCATCGCCACGTTGTCAAGAATAGAGCGCAGCACAGATGTGGCTGCATCTTGGTCATCCATAACAATCTCGGCCAGTGAACGACCATAAAACGCGTGTGGCTCTGGATCGACCTCAAACTTGGCAAACGGCAACTCATCGCATGGCTCAAAGTCCAGCAATTCGTATGACGTGCCGCCACAGATTAATTTGTGCAAAACTGGTATGCCAGTGCCGTCAACGTCTATGCGCATATACGCTTCAGTCACGGCGACATTGCGCATGGATGGGTCTTCAATGTCCTCGTCCGAGGTGTCCATGTCGTAGCCACGGCGTTCATACATCTCGGCCTCTGTCATATCAGAGCCGCTTTCAAAGCTATCCAAGTCCAGCACTACGTCTGGGTCAAAGCCCATTGCGATCAAATCGCCAGCGCGCATGTCGGTGCGGTGAGCAACGATATAAGCGTCGGTTAATGAGCGTGCGTCACGGTTGATGAAAAACTCTTCCGGCGGAACGCTCTCAATGCACAGCTCGCCCATATCTTTCTGGCGGCTTAGCTTAACGCTGTGGACTGGCATCTCAATTTCCATACCCATTGGATCAATCTCAATGGACATTTCAACCGTATGCTCCAGCACAGTCACGCTGTCGTCTTCGATCAGGTATGTGTATTCGTCATCGGACAGGTCAGAGAACGTGTAAATCTCGGCCTCTGGATATGTCATCCAATATGCCTTCACGATGCCTTGTTTTTTGACCAGCGCATCTTGGAAGGCGTCATTCAGCACGCGGTATCCGTTTAGCCGGGTAAACTCGTGGTGCATGAACTCAGTGGCTTGCTCAGCCATCGCCACGTCCTCTGGTCCGCGCGGCACAAATTCAACTGGCTTGGCTGTGCTGAGGAATATGCGCATCAGGCTTGGCTTCACAGAACGTACAGTATCTCGTACTTTTGTCGCAACTACCTTGCTTCGGCCATCCTCATAGCCAAGGTCAACCTCACCGTCATAGTAGCGCTGCGCCTTGATGCGGTCCTCGCTGATTTCGCCCTCAACAAAGTCCACCGCATCAGAGATTGCGTCCTGCACAATGCCTTCGATTTCGCTGCGTGATTTTGGTTTAAGTTCCATTATTGCTGCTCCTGAGCCTGCAAGCCGCTTAATCTAGCAACTATGTCTTGGACTAATTCTTTGGTTACAACTTTTGAAGGCTCCGCAACGCCGCCAGAGCGAACTAAATCCTCAAGAGCCTTGCGAGAGGCTTTGATTTTAGCGTTGTAGCCCAACTTCGCAAAAGAGGCTGCCGTCATGCCCATGATTTCATAGGCGAAATTGCCGGGGATAGACAAAAGGGCAATACTCATCCCAGAGGTTAAACCGTTAGATGTAGGGGCCAACTTGCCAATCGTCGCTAATACTTTGCTGCCTATTGTGCCGTCCGCAACCTTTTTCAGAGCGGCTAATTCATCGGGCGACCAAAACGCAGCGGCCCTGTCGTTGTTGAGTATTTTGGTAGCAGCGGCCTGAAACGCCTCGCCTGTTTTAGGTATTAAATTTCCTTTTTTTGCGTTTTGAGTTGCCTGCGAAAAATACTTGTCTAACATTCGGGCTTTTGCGTACTTAGAATTTGCTGCCTTTGCGGCCTGCATTAACGCAGCATCCCTACTGCCGTCAGCAAGAACGTCGTCCATTTTCTTCAGCATTGACAAGACCTCTGGCGCGTCCGGCGCGGTCTTGTATATTTTTCCTAAAGCCTTTTGAAGCTCGTTAAACTTTGACAAATTCATTGCCCCAGACTTTTCAACTTCATCAACAAGGGCCAGAGCTTTTTCAACAGACGGCTTTGCTGATAGTATGATGTCGTCCATGTTTAGGACGCTTCTCATGTCCTGTACCAAGTATGCTGTCTGCGTACCTGTCAAGCCAGTTCCCTCTGACTTTAAAAGATCATACGCGGAGTTTTTTTCTGCCTTTAATGTTGGAAGCGTAGGGGAGGTCACGTTCTTTTTTTGAAACGCAGATAGCGTTTTGTTTGCCGCGTATGGTGAAATTAGAGCGCCAGCAATTCTTGCATAAGGTTCAAGGTCCGTACCTTCAGTCGCTTGACCAGCAGCCTCGCTGCCAGCGCCAGCGGCAACGGAAGCCTGCATTAGCTTCTTGCCGCCACCCAATAATCCTCCGGGTCCAACAAACTCGCCTATAGTACCTGCAAACTGCGCGGGCGTGCTTTCGCCACGGTACGCCATAGCCTTGTCGCCGCCAAAGGTAGAAAGCGCAGCCTCAATGCCTCTTCCCGTTGCTGTATCAAGCACAGGCATTTCATTTTCTATTTCAGCGCCAGCAAGCTGGGCCAGCTCTTGACCTCCGCGAATTACTGCACGGCCAAGCATCTCTGGGGTTTCAGCCAAGCCCTTAACGCCACGCGCCATGCCAGCAAGACCAGCTCCAGCAATATCTTCAAACGCGCCACTCTCAACTTGCTGCAAGTTTGGATAGCGGGTTACGCCTTGCTCATCAACGTATGGCTCGGCTGGGGTGGGGGTTGGCGCGGCTTGTCGCTTTGCTAACTCTCGTCTTGCAAGTTCAAGTCTGGCGGCCCTAAGTGCTTCGCTCATAATTTAAACCTCAACCATTTGCCGCAATCCAAGCGCGTATTTCTTCGTCTGACATTTTTGAAAAGTCAGGAGTCACTCCAGCGCCTTGGTCGCTCCCCGAAGAACCTGTCCCAATATCTACATACCCAGCAGCAGCCTTGGCTTCTTCTGGGTATGCGTTAAACTTTGCAATTGTTTGCAGGTATTGGTTTTCAAGTATTTGGAGTTGCTTGTTAAACTGCTCTTGGCTTTGATTTTGATTTAAGTTGTTAAGCGTAGATTGCAAGAAATCAATCTCTTGGTTTGATACTTGACCCAATGCCCCGCCAGTAGGGCTTGCGTCTCTCATAGCCTGCAATTTATCAAAACCAATATTAGCCTTAATTGTGTTGACTAAAGCGCCAACGTCAGTAGCAGCCGTACCCGGAATTTTTGTTAACATGCTGCCAACAAACCCAGACGTGGGAAGTTTAGACTCGTTTATTACTCTTTGGGCTTCGTCTATATTTGTCAGCACAACTCCGGCTGTTTTGATTCCACCTTCTCTAGCAGCCTCTTTTGCAGAAGCCGCCTGCTCCACATCAGCCGCAGCCTTGGACCCCGGAATAGGCACAACTTTATATGTAAGGTTGCCCTGCTCGTCTCGGCCCTGCACCATCATAGTGCCTTTATCAAGTGTGCCAAACTCAACAGGCGCGCCTGTTCCATAAACATCGCCACCGCTAAGTATGTACTTGCTGTATTCTTCTGTTCCGGGCTTCAAGCCAGCAGCAATTGCATTTCGGATTAATGCAGTGTCTTTTGTTTTGCCCGCAGCAAGAGCTTGTTGGCGACTAAACGCCAAATTAGCAGCCTTCTCACTCTGCAAAACACTAAACGCTTCTCTTGCGCCAATTGTGTTATTCATCACAGCATTTGCTAAATCGTCCCGGCCCTGCTTGCGCAGCATGTCAACAGTTTTGTTTTTCGACATGCTTGCCGCACGCTGAACGCCTTGCTGACGTATGCCTTCGCCGCCACGCAAGTCTTTCAGGATTAACGGGTCAAGCGCCGCAGCAAAGTTTTGCAGCGGGCTAAGGCCAGTATCTTCGTTAGTTTTCATGGCTTTATCAAATAAGCCGAGGAGACCGCCACGCGGTTGACTTGGCTGCTGCGGATTCATAACCATTTATCCTAAACCTCCAATTACATTTGCCCCGAGCTGCAAATAATTAAACAAGCCGGGCTTCATGCTTTGCGTAGTAGTTTGAGGCGTGGGGGTCGCACCCAACGCCGCCAATGGCGCTGACAAAGATTGCATTGGCGATGCGGTGTAGCCAGCGTACTGCCCTTTTGCTGCATCAATCAACGCTTGCTGCATACCTTGCTGCAACAGACCCTGCTGAAGCTGGTTCTGCTGAATTGTTTGACCTGTCTGGAACGCTTGCTGGCCCAAGCCGCCGAGCTGGGATGCTGCGCCAAGTCGAGCCTGACGGTCAGCCATCGCAGCCTGCAATGCTTGGCTGTAGTTTTGCTGACGCTGCTGCGCTGCCATATCGCCCGCCATGCGGCCATACTCGCCAGCCATCACACCTTCGGCAACGCCCTGACGTGAGCCGCCAAACGCGCCTGCCGCTGTGGCTTGAGCGCCAAGTGTGTTCATGGCCATTTGACGCTGACGCTCAATGTCTTGCTGCGTCCGATCTATGACCGCGCTGGTGTACGGGTTGGCATAAGCGCCAACTTGCAGTGGAGCCTGCATGGCACGCTGAGTGCCGCCGATTGCGCCTTGCAACGCCCCCGCCGAGGCTTGGTTTACGTTGAAGCCTTGCTGCGGAGCCATTGGTGCTGGCTGGTATGTTGCGTTAGGCTGTGCAGTAGGCTGCGCGGCCATTGTCGGTGCTGGTGCTGGTGCGCCCATTTTACAGGCCTTTCTTTGCTTGAGTTATCAGTTTCTTATTACCTGCGGGGGTGGTGGAGGCGTGCGCGCTGCTTCTTTTGCTGCCTGCGCCTTGGCAAGCATCAGTTCTGCCGCTTCAGCGCGCTTGGGGTTGCCGATTAAGACCCCATCTAAATAAACTTCGCGGCGGTCGTCCTTGTAGACAATCCCAGTACCACCGTTCGACAACTGTGCTGCTCTTATCGTTGGCGCATCAAAATTGGCGCTCTCAGAATTTGTATAAGCAGAAAGTTTTTCACGTGTGTCGAGTGCTGACGCTAGACTTTGAAGTTCTGATTGACGTGCAGCCGCTTCCGCAAGCTGTGAGGCATAGCTTTCGTTGTCTGTCGCGTGGGAGTATGAGGTGACTTTATTCTCTACTGGTGGACCCGTTACGTTTAATCCGCCAAGAAGCCCTCCGAAGAAATCGCCCACTTTTCCAAAGTTGCCTACCCCGTCAGCGCCGCCGCCAGATACTAATCCAGAAATGGGGCCAGAAGTAACGTCAGGGCCAGCGCCGCCAAATGGGTCTAGGCTAGTTGCTGCGTAATCAAGCTGCTCCTGAGTTGGCTGGGCAGCATATGTAGGCTGACCCGGCACAATAGTTCCACGGCCACCCGCTACAGACGGCCCAAGATCATAACCAAGATTAGTTGACGTTCCGTCGCTTGAGTGCATTATAGCTGGTCCGCCCGGTAACATTGGACTTGAATCATAATACTGGCGCTGCTCAGGGAAGGTTGACGGAGTGTTGTCAATGTAACCGGGCGGACGAACATCTGTAGGGGTAACTATTGTGTACGGAACTTCGTTGCCCGCAAAGTCGGTTGACGTATAAACAGTTCCGTCTGTTGGGGCGGTAGGAGTCCCCCGAATGGTTTCTGGGAAATACACACTTCCACCGTCACCACCGTCACCAACAGAACCACCGCCCAAGTCGCCGGGTGTGCGGGTGTCAGTGTAGTCAACCATTGGGCCAACATTTGCCCCGGGAACGCCTGAGTATGGATCAATAAACAAGCTATCAATAAGCGATTTCTGACCCGGACGGCGCGTAGCAAGCTCATCCATAGCTTGCTCATACATTGGCGCAGAAGAATAACCGCGCACACCACCCGCATATGTAGTTGGAGCTGGCATTCCGCCCATAATATCCTGCTGGGACATGTCGCCGCCAGCCAAACCAAAAGCGCCAGCAGTGCCAGCCGTGTTTCGGAACGCAGCCTCTTGCATCGGAGTAAACGCAGCTACATCTGGACCGTAATACGGGACATAACCAATCTGAGAGATTGTGTCCGCACGGGCTAGATTGCGCTTTGCCGCGTCCTCAATGTATTGAGGAATTTCAACCGTTGAGGATGTTGATCCACCTTTTCCGCCTGACATTACTCAA